ACCGCCTCGGGCGAGGAGAGCGGGCACGGGTTCACCCTCGATCTCGGCGAGATCGATGAGGCGTGGGCCCAGGTCGATGACCGGCTCGTGCAGGCGTTCCGGCCCGCGATGATCACGCGGCGAGACGCGCAACTGTGGATCGTGTCCACCGCGGGCACCGAGGACTCGGTGTTTCTCCGCGACCGGGTGGAGGACGGGCGGGCGCGGGTCGAGCGCGACGAGCGGGGCGGGGTTGCGTACTTCGAGTGGAGCGCGCCCGACGATGCCGACATCGATGATCCGGCGGTGTGGTGGGCGACGATGCCCGCGCTCGGCACGCTGATCGATGAGGCGACCCTGCGCGCCGACCGGGCCGCGATGGATGAGGGCGAGTTCGCCCGGGCATACCTCAACCGGTGGAGCCCGGGCGGAACCCCGGTGTTCTCGCTCGCGGACTGGGTGCGCTGCGCCGATCCCCTCTCGGCATCGACCGGCCCGGTCGCGTTCGGGGTTGACGTGTCACCCGATCGGGCGCACGCCTCGATCTCGGTCGCGGGCGGGCGACCCGATGGCCGGGTTCACATCGAGCTAGTCGATCGCCGCAGCGGCACCGAATGGATCGCGCCGCGGATCGAGGAGCTTGTCTCGCGGCACCGCCCGCTCGGCCTGGCGCTCGATCCGGCCTCGCCCGCGGGATCGCTCGTGACCGCGCTCACCCAGGCGAAGCACGTGCCGCCGCTGCTCCTGCTCACCGCCCGCCAGTACGCGCAGGCGTGCGGCGCTCTCTTCGATGACGTGGCAACCGCGCGGATCGCCCACCGCTCGCAGGCGGCGCTCGATGATGCGGTCGTGTCGGCCCGCCGCCGCCCATCCGCGGATGCGTGGGCCTGGGCCCGCCCGCTCTCGGGGGTCGATGCCTCGCCGCTGATCGCCGCGACCCTCGCCCGGTGGGCATGGGCGAACGCGCCGAGGTTTGCCCCGACGATCTACTGAGCGCCGTTGCACGAATGCGGCAACCGCCGGCCCTCCCCGTGCGCGCCATCTCGAGCTCCAGATTGCAGAGAGCGTGCAATCGACCTTGACGCGGCGCGTATTCTCCGCGCGTGCTTGAGGGGCTGCGCCGTTGGTGGAAGGGTGGCGCGCCATCGGCATCCGATCTCGGCGGGCAGATTGAGTGGGCGGTTGATCGGCGGCTCGGGCAGGCCGATTACGCCTCGCTCCCCGCGGTAGGGCGGGCGCGCTCGCTCATCTGCTCGATCGTCGCCGAGCTTGAGCCGGTCGCCTGGCGCGACGGGCTGCCGATCGCCGCGCAACCGCGGATCGTCACCCGCCCGCAGCCCGGGTCATCGCGCGATGCGTTCCTCGGCACGATCGCGGGCGAACTCTTCGATCGGAGCAATGCGTTCCTCTGGTTGCCCGAGACAGGGCGCAACGCCGAGGGGTTCCCCGATGTCGCGGTCGTGCTCCCCTTCGATGAGGTCGCGGTGACGTGGGATGAGCAGCAGCTGTTCCGCCGCTACCGATGGCGAGAGCGCGATCTCGTGCCCGGGCGGACGCTCTGCCACGTCGAGCTACCCGGGCGCCGCCCGGGCGAACTCCTGGTCCCCTCGAAGTTCGACACGAACGCCGACGCGCTCAACCGGATCGTGGCAGCCGAGCTATACGCGGGCGACTGGTTCAGCAGCGGGGCGATCCCCTCGGTGGTGCTCAAGTTCGCGGGCGAGATGAACGAGACAGAGGCGGGCCGAGCAAAAGCGCAATGGATCGCGAACCATCAAACGAACTCGCCCGGGGTCGTGGGCGCCGGGTGGGATGTCCAGGAGTTCGGCGGCAACCCCGAGACATCGCAGCTGCTCGAAACCCGGGCCGCGGGCATCCTCGAAGTCGCCCGAATCTGGGGCATCGTGCCCGCCGAGCTTCTCCTCGCCGAACTCGGGGGCTCCTCGCTCACCTACCAGAACATCGGCCAGATGCTCGACACGTTCATGCGCGTGACCGGTCAGCCCGAGTACCTCTCGCCGATCGAGGCGGCGCTCTCCGATCTCATCCCGAGCACGCAATCGGTGCGCTTCGATCTCGGCGAACTGTTCCGCCTGGCGCCCGCCGAGCAGATCACGGTCGAGAGCCAGGCGCTCGGCGCCGGGATCTACACCCTGCCCGAGGTGCGCCGCAATCACGGGCTGCCCGATAGCTCCGATCCGCGGACCCCGCCCGAACTGGCGCCGATCCCGCGGGCACCCGAGGAGGTGAGCGCGTATGCGTGAACTCATCACCCGCGAGCACGAGGGCGGCGAGGTGCTCGTGCGCTCCGATCCCGAGCGCGTGATCGACGTGCGCCTGCTCAAGTGGGGCGAGGTCGCGAGCACGCCCGAGGGGCGCGAGCGGATCGCCCGCGGCGCGTTCCGCGGCACCCGGCCCGAGACGGTCGCGCTTGAGGCGATCGGGCCGCACGGCGCCGACCCTGGCGTGCGCCTCGTGGGTCGCGCCACCTCGATCGAAGAGCGCGAGGACGGGCCGTACGCCTCGTTCCGGGTGTCACGCACCGCGGCGGGCGACGAGATGCTCGAACTCGTCCGCGACGGGGTGTACCGCAATGTCTCGATCGTCGCCGAGCCGATCAGCGCCCGAACGGCGCCCGATGGCGTCACCGAGCGCACGCGCCTCGGCCTCTTGCGCGTGGGTGTAGTGGAGCGCGGCGCCTATGCGTCGGCGAATGTCCTTGCCGTGAGGAGTGCAGAGATGACCGAAGAGCCGCAGCCGAAGCCGGTGCCCGATCCCGAGCCGAAGCCGACCGGCTCGGTAACCGTGATCTCGCGGAGCGAGGACGGGGCGCTCGACGCGCTGCGCTCCGAGATGTTCGGGCGGATGGCGGCGCTTGAGGCCGGTCGCGGCCCGAACGGCACCGCACCCCTCGCCCGGTTCGCGTCCTTCGGCGCGTTCGTGGACGCCTCATACAACGACCCCGATGCGGCGCCGCTCCTGGCGCGGGCCCTGGTCGATCAGCTGACCACCGACAACCCGGGCGTGATCCAGCCCGCATGGGTGACCGATATCAAGGGCATCCTCGCCCGCCCGCGGCCCGCGATCCAGGCGCTCGGCGGCGCCCGCTCGCTCGGCTCCTCGGGGATGGAGCTTGATTGGCCGTACCTCGATCCGGCGCTCGATCTCGACACGATCGTCGGCAAGCAGGCCGCGGAGAAAACCGAGATCACCTCGGTGAAGGTGAAAATCCTCAAGGGCAGCAACCCGATCGAGACGTACGCGGGCGGTTCCGATGTCAGCTATCAGCTGATCCGCCGCTCGTCGCCCGCCTATCGCGAGGCGTACCTCCGCATCCTCGCCATCGCCTACGCCCGCACGACCGAGGCGGCGTTCGAGGTGGCGATCGAGGCGGCGGCGACCGGCACGGCGGTGCTCGGCGCAGCTGCCGACGCGAACGCGGTGCGGGCGTTCCTCTTCGCCGCATCCGATGCGGTCGAGCAGGCGACCGGCGCCCCTGCCTCGGTCGATCTCGTGGCATCCGACGAGTTCGCCCGCCTCGGCGGGCTCCAGGACCTGGCGCCCCGGATGTACGGGACGAACAACATCTCGGGCACCGCGGACGCGGCGACCCTCAAGATCGACATCTCGGGCCTGCCGATCGTCAAGTGCCCGTTCCTCACCTCGGGCACCCACCTCGTGACGAACTCCGAGGCGGCTGCCTGGCACGAGGACGGGCCGTTCCCGATCAGCGCCGAGGATGTCGCGAAGCTCGGGCAGAACGTCGCGATCTGGGGCATGGGCACCGAGGCGGTGTTCGTCCCCGCGGGCATCGTCAAGAACTCGCTCGTGACGGGCCTCTCGGCGCAGCGGCGCAGCGGCAAGGAGTAGCACCGGGTGGAGTGGGTGACAGGGGCCGCGATCCTCACCCAGGCGGGCGCCCGCTCGCCGAAGGATGAGGATGCCGCCTGGGCCGAGACGTGCGCCCAGGCGGTGAATGCGGGCCTCGATCAGCGGTTGACGGGGGCGCTCTACGTGGCGCCCCCGGCACCGCCCGAGCTTGTCTGGGTGGCGCTCCAGGCGGGCGTAGAGGCGTACAAGCGCCGCGAGGCGGTGTTCGGCCTCACCGGGTTCGTCGATCTCCAGGGGGCCGCGGTACGGGTCGCCCGCGACTACCTCGAAGCGCAGGCGCCGATTATCCGAAGGTACGCGACCCCCGGGTTGTCGTGAGCACGCTCGGCGATGCGCGCGCCCTGCTCATCGCGGGACTCGAAGCAGGCGGGCTCACCGCCGCGACCACCATGCAATGGGCGGCGCCGGTCGTGATCGTGGAGCCCGGTGAGCCGTGGACAACGCCGCAGCGGATGCCCGGGCGCACCTCGCGATGGCGGCTCACCCTGGTCGCGGGGGTCGCCGACACCGAGGGCGCGTTCGCCCGCCTCGCCGATGGCATCGACGCGATCGACGCGGCGCTGCGCGGGCTCGACGGGGTGGGCACGACGACATGGG